TTCCGCCCAGAGGTAGTGACCCAGTAGGTCCGCGCACATAGATGTGCTTTGGCATCACGCTCGCAGGAACTGACAAACTCGATAGCTTCAGATCAATAATCGGCGCGGTGTCCGCAGAGCTTGTGTCTGGTTCAATGTGTACATTGTGCGAGTCATGATCGCTGACCCGTGAGGTAGTGTCCTCGACATAGGTGATGCCACGCGTGTCAGTAAGGCGCACATCTGCGTTCTGAGTGGCAGTTACACCGTCAAGCACTCCAGAGATAATGCCGCCCTCAGCCTCACCGTTTGTCAGTGCAAGTGAACAATTTGCCCAGACTTTAAAGTAAGGGGTTGTGACAGACAGTGTTCCTCGGTTAAGAATCGTGAAGTTTGTTAGTGCGACAGTCGGCTGATTGGAGCCGTTCACATACCCGACTGAAGTCTTGTCGGTCATATATGCGTGGGTTCCAGCGTTGTCCACCAGCTCAATGCGAACACCATCAAAAATAATCTTGTGCGAGGTTCTTTGAAATACACCCGAAGCCGTAAGGTTGAAGAAGGCAAGCAAGCCATGAAAAATCAGCGAGCCGCCCGTCCACTTGACAAAAGTTCCTTTTTTCAAAAAGAACATTGCGGAACTGTTTAGGGCCTTTGTTGTGGAAAGCTCGTTGTTTTCCCAGTTGCAGTTCACAAAATTCCAGTTTACCGCTTGGTCGTTGTCATTGACCATCAAGTAATAACACTGGCTGAACTGGCATTCATTAAAGAAGAATTCGCTGCACATTGACGCGCCCGAAACGTCAAAGCAGGTGTAGAAGGCGGCAAAGTCACAACGCTCAAAACGCCATGACCGCAACGGGTTTCCAGTTTGAACAACGCGAAACGCAGTTTGATCACTGTCAACGCCGGATGATGTGAAACAAATATCTCGGAAGGTGATGGCTCGGCTGCTGCGACAGCTAAGTTGCGTTGACCCTCCGATGTAATTGATAAATGTCGCGCCGGATCCATCACCGAAAACAGTCAGGCCTGTGAGTCCGTTGCTCGGAGCGAGTTCAACTGCTGATGTGATGCGGTAGTTACCTGCTGGCAGATACACGGCCTTGCAGATTGTGCGCCCGGTGCCGTCCGTTTGCGCCGTTCTCGCCGCAACAGCAGCGGCAAGAATCGCCGCCGTGTCGTCCGTCACCCCATCGCCAACAGCCCCGAAGTCTTTGACGCTGACGAAGTCCCCCAGCTTGCTAGACACAAGCCGGCTAACGGCTCCGGTTCCGGTTGCCGTGTAGGTTGCAGCATCTCCAATATCAGTGACCGTCGCTTTAGAAGTAACGCCACTTTGGACAAGCGGTACAGTCTCTGTGCCCGAGAGTGGGGTGGTTGCTGCTGGAAGATTGGAGATTTTGACGCCGGCCATATTATTCGCCTATTTGGAGCTTGAAAGAGACGCAATACCGCCAAGCCCCAGCCCGACGGCGTTTCTGGGAGCGACGCCCCAATTCATCGGATGTTGATCGGCTTAGCGTACACCGTGCCGTTCGAAGACACTTGAATAGCACTCACACGCCAAGGGGCGCCTGTGCCTTCCGGCACAAAGAACGGAATCGGGGTGTTTGCCGGGATAGGAGTGTCAGAGGTCGTAGCCGTCACACCTTCACCCACACGGATGTAAGCATCGGTCGTACACCACACCAACAAGCCTTGAGGCCCAGCAGGCCAAGTGCCGGTTGAGCCTGCCGTGCCCGTGTAAGCCACAGATTTGGCAGCAAAAGCCGCATCGTTACAAGGTCTGAGCAGTTCCATTTTTACCCCAAGAAGCGTAGTTTATAGAGCGTGGACAAATACAGTCCGACAATCTCATCAATGATGTTTTGCAGAGGCGTACAGTCCTTATCGACGACCTTATACCGCTCCGCCTCAATTTCGTCTACCTGATCTTGCAAAAATTCCACCACATTACTGGTCTTTTTTGCAGACATTAGGCTAATCGGGCCAATCAGGCCGTACTTGCCTTGATACGCCTCGGCAAACTTGTCGGCCAAGTCCACGATTTCCTCGTAAAACCCCTGCAATGCCATGTGCTTGGCAAAACTGCGGGTGTTCAGATGGACACTGTGGGTCACATCACGGGCCAGAAACAGCATTCCAACAAAATCGGCGCAACTCATGGCTGCATCTCTCCTTCTTGAGGCATAACAGGCATCTGCTCACGCATCTGAGGCGCACCCGCCACCAAATCGCCCGTATCAATCGCCGCCGCAATCGTACCCATCACAATATCTTGAATCTGCTCGGGGCTCATGCTGGCCTGCACTGCCGAAATACGCTTCGTTTCGGCATCATAAGCCCTAACCTGTGCCTCAAACTCCTTAATCGACAGGTCACGAGCTTCCATAGACTGCTGGACATTGCGAAGCATCTGATGCATCTGCTCCATTTCCTGCCCCATTGCCTGCATTTGCTGCTCAGCCGCTTGCAACTCAGGTGATTTGTCGTTGTCGGACAGAAGTTTCGGATCCAAAGTCTTGGCAAATCGAGCCGCCATCTCCTGCGCACCGGGCCAGTCCATGTGCTTGATGAACAAGTCGCCCGCAACCGCCCACAACTGAGGATTGCCCTGCAACAACTGACTCATTGCGTCCAAAGCCTCTTGGCGCTTGGTCATGTAGCTCGGCCCCGTCGTGACGCACACGTCATACTTGCCAACGCTCAGGTTGTAAACCTTCTCCAGCACCACGCCAAACTGATCAACAATCCTGCGCACAGGCTCCGGCTGCGTCGGATCAACCCTTGCCATCTTGGTCTCGCCATCCAGACCAATAATTCGAGCAATACGCTGCGTGTCGTAGATCTTAGGGATGAGATCCACGATCTGCCGGCCAATGTGACGCACCGCACGAGCCAAGTTATCCACAAAGTGATACGTGCCCGTGTCACCCTGACGCTCCCGCGCCAAAATGGCCTTGCCAGATCGCTCGTTGCTGGTGGCACCCAAACTGGCGTCATACTGACCCGTGGTGCTCTTGATATCCTCCGCAGCGCCCATTTTGGCCTGAATAAGGCCTGTTTGGGCCATTGGAGGCATGGCACGTTGCGGTAGCGGCAAAACCGCTCCTTGTCCGTCTGTGGCGTCCGGATTGACCTCAAGATACGGCCAGTTCTGCGTGTTCGCCGTCTTCCATTGGGTCTCAAATCCCTCAAACTGGCCCGCGTAACCAATGAACGGCGCTTTAGGCGCAAGGGCAAGCATCTCGGCTTCTTGGCTGACCCAGTAGTTGTACATGCGTTGCGCGTCCTTCGCATTACGCACCAACCCCGAGACATACATCCGGCCATCCACCTCAAATTCGTTACCAACCACACGAACCACCGGAATGTACTTACCCGCCCAGTCACGCTCCTCCAAGATCTCGTATCCATTGATCTTGCACCACCTGACTTTTTGAGCGTCCACCTGACGAGTGCGAACAGGCTTCATGCCCATCGCCTTCATTTGTTTGTCCTCAGGCTCCCCCTCAAACACCGATACATTGCCCGGGTACAAGTTCAACGTCTTACGCTCATACTCAACGTAAAAATACTCCGCGATCCGCACCGTGTCTTGCGTCAGCCACTGCGACAGAGACTGATCACCCACACCCAACGACATCAACGTGGACAAAGGCTGAGCGTCCGGGAACATCCGCTCATAATCCTCTTTCAAGATGTCCTCAGTGATAAAACACCACTTGGCATCCGCCCCACAAGGATCCTGAATCGTCGGATCCATGTACACCGAGAACGAATTACGCACCCGCCCGATCTTGATATCCTGATCAAACGAGTTGTCGTCACAATACTCCGTCAACAGCCGGATGTAGCCTTCGCCATACGTCACCTGGTTCTCACAGGCAGTGTCATACGCCACATCAGCATCCGAGATGTACTCAATGTGCCGCATCATCCCGTCAAAAATCTCGGCCACCTCAATGTCCGCCCGATCATCCACCGGAATGACCTTGATCGCCGGTCTGTTCTGCCGCTGATCGTTCGTCACCTGCCGCACATGCTGCGGCAACTTGTTCATCGTCAAACACGGACGAGCATTGATCGTCTGACCCTGCACCGCCCCACGAGTCGCCAATACATCCGCCGGCCACTGCCAATGATTATCCGGTGAGCCGGCAAAGAACTTCAGATCGTCCAGCTCGTCCTCACGACTCTCCGAATACGAAGAAATCGCCATGTTGAGCCTCGACCGAGCCGTCGAGAGAATCTTCTCCTCCCGCTTACTCATTTCTTGCCCTTCTTCGCAGCCGCTTCACGCTTGACCGAATACGCAATCGCAACCGCCTGCTTCACAGGCTTGCCCGCCGCCACCTCAGCCTTCACGTTCTTGCGAAAAGACTCTTTACTCGTGGATTTAACCAACGGCATCATTTCCCCTTAACAGGTTTCTTGGCAGTCTTGGCAGACTCCCTAAACGCCTTCTCAGTCGGCGCACCAGCACTGCCAGGCTTCCTCATCTTCTCGCCAGATCCAGCCGCGATGCGGGCGCGTTTGGCGTGGGTTGCAGAATAAAGGCCCGGTTTGGTCGCCATATCAACACTTCCACCGTTTCAACGACGCCTTAGCCCTCTCAGCAGGACCCTTGGCATTGTCCACCACACCCTTCATACGCGCACAAAAACTGGCCTTGCGCCCTTTGTCAGCCTCAGTCTTCGGATTCGGTGCAGGAGCCTTCAAATTAGAACCCGTCTCTCGGTTGTACTTGGCCCGACCCTTCTCAGTCAAACCAGCACCCTGCTTGGTCGATAACTTTTCACCACGACCAACACTCAAAGAAACACCCTTCTTGGTCGCCATATCAGCTCCCCATCCAAGACGTTACCCCACCACCTAGGCCAAATCCAACCCTCTTGACCCTCTTGTCCCCATTGTACCCACGACTCGACAAAGGATATGCAAACGTCACCGCCAACGCATCCGCAGCATCCGGACTCGCCAAACCTCGGGCTCGCATCTCTTTTTTGCCTTCCAAATAGATCGTCCCAGACGAATCAGGTTTCTTCATCGGCCCAATCAAATCAGACCTCAACGCACGATCCCTCGGAATCGATGCCGACTTCAACCACTCCCGCATCGAACCCCACATCTCCGCACGCTTATTACCCCACATCACAGGGTTCTTCGACTTCCAACCAAAATTAACCCCACGAACCTTGTACCTCTGCTCCGTCAACCTGTCAAGAATTCCATATCCCAACCCCCCCTCATCTATCACCACCAACGCCGGCGAATACTCCTCAATCACCTCAATCACATGCCCCACCGTCACCATCGTATCGTCCCCCTTGTACCTCCTCACATCCACTAAATCACGCCCCCTCCTCACCACTATCACCGTCGAATCCATCCCCCCCCGCGCCGGATCCACCCCCACCACAATCGGCGCATCCATGTCCATATACCTCGGCCGACCCATCGCCCCATCCACCAACACCGGCGAAATAAACTGATCCTCCCCAGCACTCGGAAACTCCCCATACACCTCCACCCGAGCCTCTAACGAATCCGCCCCATACTCCTCAATGATCTGGTCATACACCGCCCGATCAGTCCCCTCCACCGTCCTCGCATCCACCACCCTCGTCACCCAAAAATCCCTCTTTGCCCCCTCAAAACACTCATAAAAATACCCCACATTCCGACGCGGATTGCTGAACGCAAACCAAAACCGATTCGGCGTGTTCTCCGTGAAAAAACCCGCCGCAACCGACCAAATCGCATCGTCAATCCCCGACGCCTCATCAAATATCACCATCACACCATCATGGTTGTGAACCCCCGCATACGCATCCGGGTTCTCCTTCGTCCACAACCTCCCCTCCACACCCCAATACCTCACACCCTTCTTCAAATCCCTCTCAACCAAATCCCCCAACCACTTCGCCGGCATCACCCTC